GACACAACCAGCCAGGTGGATATCACCACATCCGGTATCCGTAATGATTTTGTTATTTGCATATGACCATGAGCCTTTGCACATCCAGTACGGATGATTAAATGCACCACGGGAATCCAGCCATTCAATAAACTGAGCGGTTGTCCAGTTTCCGGCTTCAGTGCTCAAAGCGCCGCTATAAGCACGACAGGCACCGATATTTTTCGTGAAGGTATCCTTTCCCGGAATATCCGCACCGTTCTGATCTTTCTGAAGGCGTTTTTCAGCATTGTCATAGGCAGACTTCACCGCTTTTGATGTTGCGGCCAGCGTTTCAGAATCACTGTTGGTGACGCTACTGAGCTGGACAAGACCTTTTCGCGCTGTAGTGGCATCCTGTGCAGTGTATTTCCCGTTAGCAAGGTTATACGCGGCCTTTACCGCCTTTGGCGTTGCCGCAAGCGTTTCAGAATCGCTGTTGGTGACGCTACTGAGCTGGACAAGACCTTTTCGCGCTGTGGTGGCGTCCTGTGCAGTGTATTTCCCGTTAGCAAGGTCATACGCGGCCTTTACCGCTTTCGGTGTTGCGGCCAATGCTTCAGACGTGCTGTTGGTGGCGCTACTGAGCTGGACAAGACCTTTTCGCGCTGTGGTGGCGTCCTGTGCAGTGTATTTCCCGTTAGCAAGGTCATACGCGGCCTTTACCGCTTTCGGTGTTGCGGCCAATGCTTCAGACGTGCTGTTGGTGGCGCTACTGAGCTGGACAAGACCTTTTCGCGCTGTGGTGGCGTCCTGTGCAGTGTATTTCCCGTTAGCAAGGTCATATGCTGCCTTTACCGCCTTTGGCGTTGCCGCAAGCGTTTCAGAATCACTGTTGGTGGCGCTACTGAGCTGAACAAGGCCTTTTCGCGTTGTGGTGGCGTCCTGTGCAGTGTATTTCCCGTTAGCAAGGTCATATGCTGCCTTTACCGCTTTCGGCGTTGCGGCGAGCGTTTCAGACGTGCTGTTGGTGGCACTACTGAGCTGGACAAGGCCTTTTCGCGCTATGGTGGCGTCCTGTGCGGTATATTTCCCGTTAGCAAGGTCATACGCGGCCTTTACCGCTTTCGGCGTTGCGGCCAGTGTTTCAGACGTGCTGTTGGTGGCGCTACTGAGTTGAACAAAGCCTTTTGCGGTCAGCGAGGCGTCCGGGTGACGTCGTGACTGTTCATGTTCTTTCAGTTTGTCATTCACGTAATCCACTGTGGCCATAACCATGGTGTTATCCACGGTAAGCGCCACGGTGGCAGTGCTGGATACGGTCAGAATGGTGCGAAATGTTTGTACACGTCCGGATCCTTCGGCAACGGCTGGCTTGTAACTTTCCGCAGTATTGCCCACCGCGATCAAATCGCCGTGCTCATCAAATACACCAATTTCCCGGATCCAGAATCCGCCCGTTTCAGGAGGAATAACCAGCTCCGCAATAATGCGGTTCTGATGTGTTGCGTCCAGGATGACGCGATTAACAGTATGTCGCCACACCTCATGCACCAGACGGGTCTGCTTACTGTCTGGTGTGGGCAACGTGCCGCCACCGTCGCCCACGGCCATATGAGTCAGGCGGACAGGCTTACCATCTGGCGCGGCTGCCTGAGCTAATTTTTTTGCACCCGTATCGGTGATAACGGTTTTAAATTTTCGTGTTGTGGTACTCATGCTTAATCGTCCGGATAAATGGTAATGACTTCACCGTCGTAAGTTGCTGCCGCCGCGAAAATATCCCCCGGAATCTCCTGAATGATATTCAGCCCTGTCATGTGGCGGCTGACCGGGCGGGCATCAGCAATCAACCGCTCCATTTCCAGATACATTTCCTCCGTCACGCCACTGTCCAGCGTGCCCACTTCAACGGTAAATGTTCCCGGTTCTCCGCCGAACTCCCACCACTCAGACACACGAATGAGGTATCCCAGCGGCTCAATGGCCCGGCGCAGTGCGCTGATGGTTCCCTTGTGTCGGTGTATCAGCCATGCATCACGAATCACCTGTCGTTTTGTCTCTTCCGGCCAGTTGCGATCCCAGCGGTCAACGGAAAATGCCCAGGCGAGATAAGGCAGCAGGTGCACCGGGCAGGTGTCCGGCGACCACAGCGTGTTGAGGTCTACCGGGATGTCTGTAATGCGCGTTCCGACAGCTTCGGCACAACGCATGAAATTGCTGGCTGATGGCGGTAACAGTGAATTACTCATTACGCCCACCTTCGCTGATGGTGAATGACTCACAGCGCGCCGCCTGTATGTCGCTGATGGCCATATTCTGTGTGGGTTCGATTATCTCCACGCGTTGCACGCCGTGTACATGAAGTGCGGCAGCAATGGCGGACAACGCCACGTCCTGACCGATAAGCCCCTGTTCAGCCAGCCACTTCCTGAATGACGATTCCGCCGCGGCCAGAATAGGTTCGGATTCCGGACCGGGGTAAAAGTACAGTTTTGCATTCAGCCGCCATGTCACGATGCTGGCGCTCTGTACGGTCAGGCGGTCGGCCACCGGGCGGGTATCCTCTGCATTCAGAACGGCGCGAACGGTATTAAGCAACGCCTCCGTTGCTGTGCCGTCGCCCTCAGTGGACAGGATGGAAACCGTCACGTTGGCCGGAGACGGGCTGATGGCCCGCGCATCGCGTACCAGACCGCTGGCGCTGCGTGCAAAATACTCGTATGCACCTGACGGGCCAGCAACACTCAGACCGTCATATGCCCGTTGCGCCCGTAGTCTCAGCGAGGTGTCACTTTCCATCACTGCGTCGGTGGTATCCGTTGCCGGAGTGATAACCAGGCGCTTTGTGTTCATATTGCCCGCGAGGTTGTCCAGGTCTGTCCCGGCGCTGTGGCTTAGCATGCAGGCGCGTGCACCCTCATTGACCCGCTGGCGTAACAGCATTTCACGAAACGACATGGTTTGAGCGATAACGTTAAGGGGTTCCGATTCCAGCTCCAGCGCGGCGGAAACGGCTTCACGCTGTTCGGCGGGATAGGACGCAATCATCATGGCCTTTGTGTCAGCCAGAATTGCCTCAAAGTCAGGCTCCGCGATGATGGCGGGGTCCGGTAACTGTGAAAGGTCAACGGCAGGCATGATTTACTCCCTCAGCGTGATGGTTAATTCAACATTCTGCATGGTCTGCATGACAGTGCCCGACAGCGTCACCCCGGCGCGGCCTCCTGCCTTCCAGACAACGTCGATAGCGTCCAGGGCAATGCGGGGTTCCCATCGTGTCAGCGCAATCACGGCAGCACTCATGCATTGCAGACGCGTGGTGTTATTCATGGGTTCGTCAATCAAATCAGGCACAAGGCTGCCATATTCCCGTCGCATAACCCGGCTGGCCAGCGGGGTGGTCAGGATGTCCCTGACTGACTGTTTCAGGTGCTCCATATCGTTCAGGTTTCCCGTTCCGTCCGGGTTCATTCCTGTGTAGCGGGTTGTCACTGCGGGCCTCCTGTCGAATCGCTGCCACCTTTAACGCCACCGTGCTTATGCGTATGCACTGTGATGCCGTTTGAGGTGAAATCGCCGCCGCTGTGCGTGATATTGCCGCTCATCTTTCCCCCTTTTGTGACGTCAAGCGTCGCTGTTCTCAGAAGGTTTGTGCATTCCACGACGGGCGTATCCAGTGTCACGCTGACGGATGCCTGCAGGGTGGCTGTTTTCATGCCGCTGGCGCTCAGTGCGCCAGCGTCTGCGTCGTAGCGGAACACCGCGCCATCCGGCGCGCTGACCACGATTTCTTTCAGGCTTTTGCCGGGGGCCGGACTGGCATCACTCCACAGGCTGCCAATTATCATGGCGGTTTCCGGGTTGCCGCCAATGCAGGCAATTACCACCTGTTCGCCTGGTGATGGCGGCAGCCATACATTGAAGGCTCCCGCGCGCGTGGTGTTCCAGCGCAACCAGCCTGTTTCCAGTTCGCCGCTGCGAACGCGCACGCGCCAGGACTTCTCATCAACTTCAGAGATGATCCCGGTGCGGATGATATTGCTCAGCAGTCGCATGAGTTCTGCGCTCACCGTACAGCCTCCGCAATCCGGCCCAGCACCGTGTTATAAATCAGGCGCTCATCTGCCTGGCTGATACCCAGCAGCTCACGTACCGGGTAATCGGTGAAAATGCCCGGCGCAACCTGATCGCGCTCACCGAACTGATGAACGCGGGCAATACGTGCGGCCACGCCGCTGTAACCCACCGTCACACCGGAAGCATCTGCACGGGCTTTCAGGTAGCGGGCGGTGCGCAGTTTTACGAACATGGGGACGCGCTTTGTGCTGTCCTGGTTGATGCGCCGGGTGCGTATTTCCAGAAAACGGTCGATGTCATCCCGGTAAAACGTGCGGATATTGTTTTTATCCTCATCCCACCCGGTAATGGTTCGCCCGTATTTCCCCGTGTCGTGATGCCAGTTTTTCAGCGTGCGTGCTTCGTTATTCCAGATAAAGCGAATGCGCTCCTGTATCCGGGTTACGCGGCGTCTGCGTGGTGTCCACGCGGTCCCGTCCGGCGCTTTCTGTGACCGGATACGCGCCTGCTGGGCGCGGCGTAAATCCTGTGCCAGCTTTCTGGCGATGTTATTGATGGCCTGCTGATTCAGGCTGTCGCGGATGGCCTCAAAGGTTTCATCCACGCGGGTGAATGCCTTATCCATCGCTTTCACCCCACGTCACATCCTGGAATACATGCGACCAGTCGCCTTCGGGAGATGGCAGGCGGGGTTTTGGCTCCGGCAGGTGTTCTGCCTGCGGTGTCCCCTGACTGCTGCGCGTGATGCGAACGCGTTCCCGCAGGGGGAGCGTAAACAGGAGATCGGCGCTGTCATCGTCATTGATAACGGCGGAGAATTTGATGTCCTGATTACGCTCAGGGTTGAGCAACAACTGTGGCTGATTTTCGGATAACCACGCCAGCAGCGGCAGCGTGAGGTCGTCCAGCTCCCCGGCGTAATCCATGACAAACATCACCATCTGATAGCGGTAAACAAACGAGGGCGTTTCTCCGGTCGTTTCAATGTTGCCGCTCTCCACGAAAATGGTGAGTTTTTCCGGGTTGGCCTGACACCATCGGCATGAACGGGTCATGGCTTCACGCAGGGAATCAGTTTTCAGCATGGTTGTTGTCCTCGTTGTTCAGTCGTTGCAGCCTGCGCTGTTCCAGTAATTCAATGGCCCGTTTATCCGCGTTACAGGTTTCCAGTGCATCCAGAAGGCGGTCGCCCCATATACCGAGATTTCCCCATGTGGGAGTATCAGGGAAGGGGGGCGGCGTTACCGGTATGGTCAGCGTCTGCGGTATAAGCCGGACTGACGGCGCTGGCAGTGGCGCGTTCTGCGTGCCTGCGCAGCCTGTCAGTAAAACGAGCGTCAGGCAAAGCGTGGGCGCATTCATCTTTTGCAATATCGTTGCGTAGCTGTTCACGTCTTACCTCTCCGTCCTGATTGCGTTGCTGATTTTCCACGCGGAGTTGCGCCAGCACCTGCTGCATATCCTGTACCCCGGCGCTGATGATATTCAGGGTGTCGGCGGTACGTTTCAGGGTGCTGGCCTGCGCTTCGTTTCTGGCGTTCTCCCGGCCCAGCGACCATGACAGACGCATGGATGTTCCCCATGCGGCAATCAGAAGGAAAGCGACACCCAGCGTGGGCCAGAGCTTCATGCCGGATAGGCTCCGTGTGGTAACTGAAAATGCGGTCCGTCTTTCAGGGTCTTCCAGTCGCCGCCCCATTCCACCGGAATATTCAGCTCCCGGCTGGCCTGTCTGAATGCTGCTGCGATTTTTTCGTACAGCGGCCATTCCCATGACACCTGGCTGCCGATATAAGCCACAACATCCACGGCATGTCCCGTAAGGTGGCGGCTGTTCATGGTCTGGCTCTTACCTGTGGCCACAAGTTGCTTCTGGCGGTAACGGCTGCGCAACCCTTCGGTGATACCAAAATCCACTTCCGAAATTTCCAGTGCCCGTCGGGTCACTTTCACCAGATCAGGATTTACGCCCTGCAAATTCTTTTCGCTCCGGCTGCTGAATTTAAATGTGTTGCTCATTCGTCCTTCTCCTTCACCCTGCGATTAAAGGCTGCAATAACCTTGTCGCGTGCTTTCTCTGCGCCCATAAAACCGATTGATGCGCCGATAAACGTCACGGCATCTTCAGGAAAACCGAAGAAGCGCAACGATCCGGCCACGGCCATGGCAAGAACGCCGCACGCCAGCGATCCCGTTACGGTCTGAACCAGTGTTCGTCCGTCATAAAGACTCATCAGCGCGGAAATGCTGACCGCCGCGCCTACTGCATACACCGTTGGCAGGTGGTCAAAGAGCCACGCAATAACCTGCTCTGTGATCCCTGTTTGAATGGTGCTCACTGCTACTCCCCCCACAACTGAATCATTTCTCGTTTCTTCTTCTCCGGCTCCGGCATCTCCACTTCCTGCCCGGCGTCCAGAAATACCTGCTGACAGAGTCCGGGGTTGGCATCCAGCACCTTTTCGGTGACGCCCTGCGTCGTGCCGTAGTACCGGAAACAGAGCGAATCCACGGTGTCGCCTTCCAGTACCTTCACTTTCATCAGCACAACTCCGCAAAGATTCGCGGGCGGCACAGAATGTCAGAGATGGCCCAGCTCACATCACGCCACAAATCCGATGTCTGTATATCCAGAGCGTCCGCCCGGCGGTCGCCCTTGTCCGTTGTGTCTGCATCACGATAACGCTCCAGAATCAGGGCGCGCGTGGCGGTATAAACAGCATTGCGCCAGTGCCAGAGATTGACGCTTTCTCCGTTAATTACGGGTGCCGGAACATCGGCCAGCGTCTGATGGCCAGCCGCCTGCTGTTCCTGCTGCCATGCTTCCAGCTCGCGGGTAACGTGTGCCACGGCCCCAGTGGCGGTATGCAGCAGGCGGGAGGTGGTCACACGGCCCGGCAGTCGTACCGCCAGACGCAGCTCACGCAGCACAATATCCGGCCAGAATGCACCCGCTGAAATACGGGTATCACCATCATCGGTATCGGTGATGTCGTCCTCTGCGGGTCCGGGGTTGGTTCTGGCAACCATACTCATTGGGTTCACTCCTGAAAAAATCGGGCGGTGGGTGCGCGGTGTAAACGGTCACGGAGTCAAACCGGAACACCGCGCACGCCGCCCGCTGACGGGGTCAGTCGTTAACCGCGCTTCGCCTTCTGCGTCGCGGTGGTTTTTCGTGTTGCAGGCTTCCGCGTTGTCTTTTTACTTTTGCTGCTTTCGTCCTGCGTCTGCTGTGCGCTGGCGTCTTCTGGTGCGGCTGCGGAATCGGCTTTTTTCAGGGCGCGGGAAAGGGTTGCAATCTCGCGTTTCACACCTGCGTTCGGGTTCAGGTGCATTGCTTCGCGCAGCAGCTTCAGTGACAGGGCCATGCTGTCCGTATCACTCAGGCCACGGCGGGCAAAGGCGCACGCTTTGCATAATTTGGCGCGCACTTCGTCCGGCATGTCCTGGTCGGTGACAATCTCCCGGAGGGTGTCCAGTGGTTCGATAAAGGCGGACAAATCCGCGTCGGCATCCGTCCCGGCCTGCGTCAGTACCGGATTACAGATTTCTTCGGTCAGTACCGTGGCAGCAGTACGTCCAAAGTTATCCGGCATGATGAGGTTGTGACGGACCACATATGCACCAATACGCAGCGCCAGCGGAAGATCGCCGCAGTCAATCGCCCAGACCATCAGCGTGGCAATCACTTCATCCTGCTGCCCGCCGTCAGCCTCCAGCGTTCCCTCAATCCAGCCGGAAAAGTCCGGCAATAACTCTTTTTTGATGGCGGCTTTCGCGCTTCTGGCCTGTACGCCCTTAAGCCGGGCCTGTGCCAGACGCAGACGATACAGCACCTCTTCATGCGCGGTACGTGCGGCGTGATCCACGCCTTCATTCGCCCGGCCTGCGCGCTGCGCCATCACGTTCTGCCAGTGTTGCTGTGCAGGGGTAATCATTCTTTCTCTCCGTTACAGGCGGGCATGATGCCCGCCGTGAGGTGATTAGCTGTCGGCGAACTTCAGGCCAGTGACCATCGCGCACTTGCCATAGTCTTCAACGACATAAGCGTCATTGATGGACTGGTAGGTGGCGATGCGGTTGTATTCCGGCTCGTCTTTCATCAGGCGACGCATTGTTCCTTTCTGCCAGTAAATTGACAGGTTGTTGAACGAGGTGATCAGCATCGTTGCATCCGGGAAGAACGGCGCAAGGAATACATCCAGCCCGCCAATGGCGCGCGATGACAGGATGAGCTGTCCGGCAAGTAATTCCGCATTGGGATTCTGGCCGCTGATGCTGTTCAGCACGGGCAGACGCAGCGAGTTAAACAGGTTGCGCCCCATAATCACCACGAGGTCGTCAGCTTCCTTGTGCCATTCATCCAGCAGGGATGAGCGCGCGTCCTGTACCAGTGCATCAGCGTTCGCATATTTACCCGCGTGCGCCACGGTGTTGTCCATGTTGCGGGAGGTCAGCGTTACATCATTCATAACGCGCTCGCTGGCGTCGGTTCTGATGTGCTCCAGCCATCCCACGTTAACGTCCTGAAGCAGCTTGTTAGTGCTGAAGTTGGACTCATCCGCGTGAGACGTGCCGTTGAAACCGATCATGATGCGGTCAAGCGCCACCTGCCGGGCAATCTGTGTGCTGACGCGGGACTGAAAATCAGGGTGTGCCGCCCAGGCATCAAGCTGCGGATACGAAATAAACGTGTCGTAGTTCACCTGTTCGCACTGGTATTTGCGGTTTTTCAGATCAACCACGTTATTCGGGTTACGGCGTTTTGTGCCGTCATAACTGGTATTCGTGCGCGCAATCGGCCCGGTGGTGTCCAGGAGGATTTTTTCGCCTTTCTGGTCAGTCACACCGAACACGTTAATTTTTTTTGTAAATTCAGTGCTCTCCTTTACTGCGTTTTCAAAACGCTGCTGCACCGAGGGTTCCACGGTAAATCGCGATACCAGTGCAGATACCGGGATATTGTTAAGCGACGCCTGCTGCGCCATATAGCAACCCAGCTTGTTGCGGGTAATATCTGACATCACCAGATTCATAAAAATTTGCTCCTTTGTCTTATCAGAAGTCAGCCAGCTGGTCGGAGGCTGCGCCCGTTGCGGTGAACCGGTTCTGTGGATCGCCGTCCTGCGTGCGCAGTTTTTCCTTCAGTGCTGTCAGCTCTGTGGTCAGTGACGTGATTTTCTGACGGTCCTGCTTATGGCGGGCTTCCAGCACATTAAAACGGTCGATAATGTCGGCCTGTGACGTTGCGACGCCTTCCACCGCTTCCTGAATACGGGAAAAACTGGCGTCATCCGCTTTGCGGCCACGGCCAATAATCCCCATTACGCGGTTAAACCACTGGGTGCCTTCTTCCTGGCGTTGTTCTGCCATTTCGATGATTTCAGACTCAATGGCTTCGGAGATAAGCGGCGCTTCACCCTGGATACTGTTGAACGTCATCACCGCCTGACGTTGCTGTGCCGTGAATTTCAGGCGCTCAGTGCCCAGGCTTGCCGGGGTGTCGGTCATCGCCAGCCCGACCAGATAGGCGCGCCCGTTAACGGAGAACTGCGGGTGCAGTTCGATACTGGAATAGATTTTCTTGCCGTCAGCGACAAGCTGCTTCATGCGCTCGGTCGGTTCGATTTCTGCATACAGCGCAGTACGTCCGGCCAGCGGGCCTTCCGTAATATCTTCCGTACTCAGCGCGGTGACATCGCCCATTGCGGAAAATTCGCTTGACGGGCATGGCGAGAGATAGTGCTCAACGTTCACGCGGGCAGCGTAAACATCCGGGTTGAAGTTCTCGGCGGCTTCACGCAGATGTACCGGGCTGATTTCGCGGCCATCAACAGTTGATCCGGAGACAGCCACGCGAAACTTTTTGCGGGATGTCTTTTTTTCATTAGCCATAGTTTTTGCCCCTCTGACTGGTTCTTCAGTCATGATGGCAAAGCGTAACAGGCTGATACAAAGGGCTTTTGTTGTAAGAAAACGGCCAGAACAGGGGGTTAAGGAGAACGGTTTCGCGCGCGGGTAATCTTCCTGTAATTACTCAGGGGGAGCAATGATTCAGGACGCTTTTGTGCGCCAGCGTGCGCGGCAACTTTACTGGCAGGGTTATCCGCCCGCAGAAATATCACGTCTGATGGGAATAAACCCGAACACGATTTATGCGTGGAAAAAACGCGACCAGTGGGATGAAACGCCACCCGTGCAGCGTGTCACGCAGTCCATCGATGCGCGCCTCATCCAGCTTACTGAAAAACAGAATAAAACAGGTGGTGACTTTAAGGAAATAGACCTGCTGACCCGGCAGCTTAAAAAACTGCATGATGGCCAGCCGGATGCGACGGCCACAGGAAAGAAAGGCCGGGCGAAAAAACTTAAAAATCATTTCACGCCGGAGCAGATTGCCGCACTGCGGGAAAAAATCATCAGCAGGCTGGAGTGGCATCAGCGGGGCTGGTTTGACTCCCTGACCCTTTGCAGTGAAGCCGGGATACGTAACAGGATGATCCTGAAATCCCGACAGATTGGGGCGACCTGGTATTTTGCACAGGAAGCACTGCTGATGGCGCTGCGTGACGATGTGGCACAACCTTACCAGCGTAACCAGATTTTTTTGTCTGCGTCGCGTCGTCAGGCGTTCCAGTTTAAAAGCATTATTCAGAAGGCCGCGGCTGAAGTTGATGTGGAGCTGAAAGGGGGCGATAAAATCATCCTCTCCAACGGCGCAGAACTGCATTTTCTCGGTACTTCTGCTGCGACGGCACAGTCCTACACAGGTAATTTTTATTTTGATGAATTTTTCTGGGTCAGTCGCTTTGCTGAACTGCGCAAGGTGGCTGGCGCTATGGCAACCCTCAGCGGACTGCGGCGCACCTACTTCTCCACGCCATCCACCGAAACGCACGAGGCATACGTCTATTGGAACGGCGACCGCTGGAACGAGAAAAAGGCCGCGCATAAACGCCAGCGTTTTTCTGTGGACTGGAAAACGCTGCATAACGGACTTATCTGCCCCGACCGGACGTGGCGGCAAATTGTCACGCTGGAAGATGTGGTTAATCACGGCTGGAAACACACCGATATTGATGAAATTCGTGATGAAAACACCGAAGACGAGTTCCGCAATCTCTATATGTGTGAGTTTGTCCGCGAAGGGGAATCGGCATTTAACCTGAATATCCTGATTGGCTGCGGTGTTGATGGATACGACGACTGGAAAGACTGGAAACCTTTTGCTCCCCGCCCGATGGGGAATCGTCCGGTATGGATTGGGTATGACGCAAACGGCAGCAGTGGAAACGGCGACAGCGGCGCGGTGTCCGTGGTGGTTCCTCCGGCTGTTCCTGGTGGCCGTTTTCGAACGGTGGAGACGCGACGCGTTCAGGGGCTGGAGTTTGAAGAACAGGCCAGAGTCATTGAAGAGTTCACGTGTCGCTACAACGTGGAACACATCGGCATTGATGCGACTGGCGGGCACGGGGATGCCGTTTATCAGATAGTGAAACGGTTTTTCCCTGCTGCTATTCCGTACACCTTCACGCTGTCATCAAAACGGTCGCTGGTACTGAAAATGCTGCAAATAATGCGTGCCGGGCGGTGGGAATACGATCGTGCCGAACGCGAGCTGGTCGCGGCCTTTAACGCCGTGCGTAAGGTGAAAACACCGGGCGGCTTTATCACTTACGAAACGGACCGAGCGAGGGGGATCAGCCACGGCGACCTTGCGTGGGCAACCATGCTTGCTGTCATTAATGAACCGATTGGCGGCGAAGGAGAAAACGAGCGTTTCACGGTTATGGAGTTCTGATGAGCAGAAAAAATAAAAAAGTGCGCATGAGTTCACGCATTGATCTCGCTGATGCGCTCAGGAAAGAATCATCGCTCAGTGCATTCACATTTGATGGTCCTTATCGCCTGACCGGGCATGACCTGCTGGACAATATGTACTGTGCTGATAACGGGCGGTGGTATGAAACCCCGGTGGACTGGTACGGTCTGGCAAGAGCTGCCCGGCAAACGTCCTGGCATCAGTCTGCGCTTTACTTTAAGCGCAATGTATTGCTCGGCTGCTATATTCCGCACCCGCTGCTTTCCCGGCAGGATTTCTCGGCGCTGGCGCTGGACTGGTTTGTGTTCGGTAACGCATTCCTTGAGCTTCGGAGCAATATGCTCGGCGAACCGCTTAAATTACGGCACGCCCTGGCGAAATACATGCGACGCGGAAGCGATCTTGAATCATGGTGGTATGTGCAGGATGGCAAGGACGCGTTTCAGTTTCGTCCTGGCAAAGTGTGCCACCTGATGAATCCGGATATTAACCAGGAAATCTACGGCATGCCGGAATATCTTGGCGCATTACTCTCGGCCAGCCTTTCTCATTCGGCGGACATGTTCAGAAAACTGTACTACGACAACGGATCCCACGCCGGGTGCATCATCTACATCGGTGCAGCGCAGGTAAACCGCGAAAGCATGGACTCCCTGAAAGAAACGCTACAGGGGGCACGTGGTGGTGGTGCGTTTAAAAACGTGCTCATTCATGCGCCCAACGGGGGCAAAGAGGGGGTGCAAATTTTGCCGTTCCAGCAGATCACCGCAAAGGATGAGTTCATGAATGTTAAGGCGGCATCCCGTGATGATGTGCTGGCTGCGCACCGCGTTCCGCCGCAACTGATGGGGGCGATGCCGGGCGAAAAAAGTGCGTTTGGTGATGTGGAGAAGGCCGCGCGGGTTTACGCAATTAACGAGCTGATGCCCGTCATGGAGGCCATGAAGCACATCAATGACTGGCTTGGCGAAGAGGTGATCCGCTTTAACCCTTACGCACTGTTAGATACCCAGCCCACATCCTGACGCGCTTCGCTTGTCTGCTGCTTCGCCGGGGCATAAAAAATTTATGCCCCGACTCTCCAGCTCCTGTATCAGTCAGATAATTTCACGACGCTTTCCTGCTTATTGCCATCATCGACGGTCAGATTCTTACGCAATCCCACTGCGCTGACTGCATGTTCTCGCCGCCTCAGTGCGATTTTGACGGCCTTACCTTTCACCCCATCAAACCAGAATCCCTCACGTATTTTTCACGCTCAGCGTGAGAAATACGGCCATTCTGTCGTGTCGCTGCGACATCGTTAAGGGAACGCTATTTACCCCCTGAAACGCGGGCTGTTCCCCCGTCACCTGCGCGCAGAAAAAACGCGTTTTTTTGTGCACGCACGGATCCCTGACGGATCCAGCCGCCACGCGGGCCGGAAGGGCAAAAAGTCCTTCAAAAAAATTGTGCAAATTTGTGCACTATTGTGCAGTAGAGCGATACATGATTTTCGCCTTTATTTCAGTGTGTTCAGGTGGTCATTCTCAATACCCATTTGGTGAGAGACAGGAATAAAAATGATCTTTATCAGTAGGTTATGTGTGTGATTAAATTAGATGCAGCACGTTTAGTCCCCAGAACCCAAGACCAATGAAAGATAACAATCAGAAAAAAATGATATGGCATGTTGCCTGTGATGAATCTGGCGTTGATGGGCAGCCATTCTACGGATTTGGGAGTCTCTGGATGAGCTATCAGAGGCGCGCTGAACTCACTCGCATGGTACAGGATTTGAGAAAAAAGCATGGATGCAGTGATGAGCTCAAATGGCAGAAAGCACATTCAAAGCGTAATGCAGCTTTTTATAGCGACGTCATTGATGTGTTTTTTAGGCACAACTGGATGGCTTTTCACTGTATTATTGTTGAGAAGTCTAAAGTAGAAAAATCATATCATGGTGGGGATTATGATCTTGCAATGCGTAAGCATTTTTGCAAGCTTATTGAAACCAAAATAGGTAACGTGATCCAAAGGTGGCCTCATGCGGAATGTGAGTTCCTTATAGAAGTTGATCCCCTGCCATCTCGTTACAAAAAAGCCGATGAAGAGTTTCACATAATTGCCAACCATTCTCTGGCCCGAAAATATGGGCGCAAGGACATAATTAAACTAGTTGAAACAAAAGACTCAAAAACATCGGAACATATTCAGCTTGTCGATTTTTTATTAGGGGCTGTAATGTGTGCATATCAAAGGAAAGCCACTTCTCCAGCGAAACTGGCTATGGCAGAGAAAATCGCTTCTTATCTTGGGTGGGAATCATTACGGCACGATACCTGGCCGACAGAACGAAAATTCAATATCTGGTTGTTTTTTGATAAAAAGAAGGGGCCAAGAGATATTGAAACGAAAGAGGTTAATTTGCGATATAAATTACCCCCTTTGCGTAAAAAATAGCGCCAACCTCTCAGCTGGCGTGGTTGGAGTCCCAGTCTGACGACGAAGTTACCAACTAGGCGGTATCAACTTTTGGGGGGCCGCCTCTAAATCCCCAAAACCTTGAAATCTGCGTAAAACATAACGTTGAAAACGTTTAAATTCAATAAATTTTTCTGTGAATCGGGGCGTCTATATCTGCCCCTCTTAAGTTTAGCTTCACTTCCCCTGGGGATGCTTCACCGTATTGCCTTATTCGGGGAATAACGCCCTGATATTTCCGGCCATCTGACTGGTTATCTGTGCGGTTGGTACTGGCTGTGACACGGGGCGTTCTGTCCTGGTTTGTGTCACGGATAACGCCTCATCGTCAGCCCATGCAGCTAGTCGGTAAGCCTCTGCTGGATTCATTTTCAGAAGTGCCAGCCCAGCCAGAAAAGCCACGCGTTGGCCGCTTTTGCGGGCTTCTGGTGTAAGGCTGTCCAGCCAGGCGCATGCTTCGCTTTCGTTCTTGACGGCCGCAGGCTTCAGATAGAAACTTATCCGTCTGGTTGGTGTCGTCATTGGTTTACTCCTTGTCCATTGCGTACAGCCCATTAACCAGAGCAAACTGTGGCACCCCGTCCGCGATGAAAGTCGCATTAACTCCGCAGGCTTCGCGGATAGCGGGTGCCACAATCTCCGCCCCTCCACCGACAACCATCACCCGCCCGTAACCGGAAAAACCCGCCAGCGCGCGGATCACTCGTTGTTTCAGTGTCTCCTCCTTTTCACGAATAACCGCCATCAGGCTGTTGTAATGCGCGTCATTGTGAATGTGCTGGCGCAGCCAGGCTTCATCGTGACGGTGCTCAATAATGGTATTGGCGATGTGGTGACTGGTACGCATACCGTTAGTGGCCATCACCGACAGTACGGCATCGGCCATCAGGGAAACGCCTACGTGTGGATCGCAAAACACCTGGCTGATACCTGCCAGTTGTCCCTGAACCTTTGCCACATCCAGCGTGGTTCCGCCTAAATCCACAATCAGCAGGGATTCAAACGGACTCATGTCAGCCAGTGCCTTAAAGCCAGCCGGAATGGATTCAGGCATAACCCGTACATTACGGATAGTGAATGCTTCGCCGTTCTGGTATTCCACCGGGCGCATAACGTTCGCTTTTTTGCGGTTGATGTTGGCCATGTCCGGCTGTGCGTTTGTGTCGAAATACTCGCTCAGTGGCAGGGTGACAACCACATCCACCTCCTGTGGCGTGATGCCTGATTTGACCAGCGCGTGATGAATGGCAATGACATTCACATCACTGTACTGATATTGCGTGTCAGTCGTCTGGACAAAGCGATCGCTGACCGGATCAAAACCATAGCGCACGCTATCAAGCATGTAGTTCGCGGGCTGCGTGCCACCGAACGGCGCAGACCATTCCGACTTGAAGCTGTTCGGGCTGATGGCGTTGCGGCGTTCGCCGTTCTCAGTCCATGCCAGCTTGATGTTGGTGGAGCCGTCGTCGATACAAATTTTCATGTCGATTTTCCTTATGTTGATTAATTAATCGTTTACGGGATTTTTAAATCCCGTTTTCGCCTGTTTTGTGCGCGCTTCATATATCGCGGCGCGTTTTTTGCTCATTTACGGGATTTGTGAATCCCGTTTCTGTCTGTTTTTTGTTTCTACTGGTCAGGCCACCCCGCAGCAGGTCTGCTTTGCGGCGGGCGCGTTCAGTTGTTTCACTGATTCTCTGTGCGTGCTCTGCGTCACGAATGGCGCGCAGCATGTCAGAAAGCACGGTAACGGGGGTTTTCATGGTGTTCTGGTCCTGCTGAAGTGTGGATGCCAGACGTGCGGCGGCTTCGGGGTCTGATGCCCCCAGCTGTTCCAGATAGCTGGCGACCGGGTTATGGCGGATCTCCGTGCTGCTTACGCCGTGATTACGGCTCAGGTGCTGCCAGAGCTGCGTGATTCGGCTGTCCGGGCGGGTATCCGGTTTGCGTACAATTTCAAATCCCTGTGGTGCAATGATGCTGCCGTCAACGTACAGGCTGCCGCCCCGTAACAGGTGCTGCATCTGCTGTTCACCGATATGCAGGCCGAGAGATTCGGCAGATTCCCGCCATTCTTTAGCGAGTAATTCGTGGTTATCAGGCAAAGGCCGTGGCTGTTTGCGGCTCTGTGTCCAGTTCTGCATTTCATCACTGCTGTTTTTTGCCTGCTTGTCACGCAGCGAACGCATCAGCGCCCGGCGTTCGTGCCGTTTCAGTGAGCGCATCCATTCGTTCACTTCAACGCCGTCAGGGAGCTGCGGCCACGGTGCTGGCCGTTCTTCCGGCTGTTCTGTCCCGTTGTTGCCTGTTTCCTGTACACGGGGACAGTTATTGCCACGAGTCCAAGGGGCGGCAGGGCCGCCCTGAAGGTCAAAACCATTTTCGCGGGCGCTGTCTTCCGCTTCCGGTTTGCGTCTTACCAGCTTCCAGTTATCCGGATGCGTGCACACACGGGAGGATTCCCCGATGAGTGGTGACCAGATCCCGTAAATCTGTACGCTCTGTTCGCCGTAATCGTTCAGCTCATCTGCGAGGTCGTAGGCGGTGCGAATCAGGTAGTCTTGGCGTGGAACAAGTACGCCGCCCTGTTTCTCTATGTAGGAGGCAAAACACCCGGCATCAGCGGCAGCGAGCACTGCATCCATTGCGTCATCCTTCAGCCGTTGCGGGCCTTCCGGGTTGCGTGCCATCTGGCTGGCAAGGCGGCGCAGTTCACGCCACACCTGACGGGAGGGGATGCCAAAGAACTGGAACTGGCGGACCCGGTGAAGGCGCGCCCAGCCGATGGCGCGCTCCACGCTCTCGGCCATTGATTTTCCGGTTTCGTGGTCAACGCGTGGCTTGCCCGTTTTCGGGTCGATACCATCCACGGCGCGGCTGTCCAGGTTCTTTCCGATGTAGGTGGCGATGTAGCTGGTCGGTGTGCCTTTTGAGCCGTCGACGTACTCTGCCTTAAAGCGTGGGGTAATATCATCACCCAGCTCGTGACGATCTTCCTGAATGGCAATATCGCGGGTGTGGGACACAATGGTGTCGATTTCTTCCGGATGAGCAAAGACCATCATATGCCAGTGCACGGTGCCGTCATGGTGAGGCTCCACCGTGCGGATGCCATACCAGCGCAGGCCGTCGCGGTTCAGTTTCTTGCGGACCGCCGCAAAAAACGAGTTAACCAGGTAATCGCTGGAGTCGCGCATAGTGGCCCCGTTCCATTTGGGATTCGGATGACCGTTCTCCGTTGTTGCGTGGTACTTCGAAGGGGTGGTGACAGTCAGAAACACCGCTCTGTCGCCACGGGCTTCGGCCAGAAGTTCCAGCCCCTTCATGGTGGCCATCATTTCTGCCTTACGGTGAACCGGGTTACTTACTCCCGCGTAATACACTGTCTCAAGATCAATCGTGAACCCGTCTTCGTTTTCCAGCATGAAACTTTTCAGGAAATCGCGTGTTTTCTCGCGCTGTGCGCGAAACTCGCTTAACGCATCCTGGCTCAGATAGGGCGATGTTTTTCTGGAAACCAGACAGGCGGCGCGGAGTTGTTCTTCTCTCCACTCGCAACGTAACAGCCACAGTTTGCGTTTCCACCATTCCGCACAGGTCAGGCGAAGGATTGCGCCCGGCAGCAGCTCCGTGTCTGGTTCGTTCCTCCGGCCTTTGTCTGTTGTCAGTGCGTCATAATGCGGAGGCATGGCGTGCAGGTGTAACGCCATGCGGGCCAGCATCTGATACGCCTTCAGCGTTACATCCATGGTCAGCTCGCCATCAGTCGCACCAAAGCCATCGCAGAGTTTTTCGAAGGTGCTGCTGAACATCGCCGCCGTCATGGTGGCCAGCGTCTGTATCTGGTGTTTGTTGAGCTGCGGCAGGTAAAGCAAATCGTCCAGGCGTTCGCGTCCGGCAAGGGAGCGATAACCCGGTGTCAGCCAGTGTCCGTCAGTGCGATCCAGACGTTCGAATATTTTGCGCAGGGTTCCGCGTGCATAGCGTTCTGCCTGCCAGCTCTTTTTGCCTTTCCGGCGATCGACTTCCTGTTTTTTGCGCAGGAAGGAGAGGTGGCGAATAAGCGGATCGCGCAGATAGGACGGCAGCAGGCGCAGCGAGGCCATGGCTTCATCCACCGCGCCGCGTGCCTGTCTTCTGGCGTCTCCTGCCAGCGTGATGGTTTTGTCCTGTTTTTCCTGTGCGTCCAGGCTTTTATTAATCAGGTTGCCCAGTGGCGTGGCAGAGAACGCCGCATCAGCCTTTTCCTGTCGGCGCTCGTTCTCTGCCTGGTAGGCATCCAGCCAGGAGGAAAGCGCGGATTCAGGTGCGGGGATCCCCGTTCCTTCACGCCCCACTGCGTGGCGCGGTTGTTGCCAGTCCCTGATGTACTCTGTCGTCATACTGATTTACTGCGTCATACCGTTCAGGGTGTCACGGCAAACGGCAGCCAGCCGCTGAATTTCCAGCACGGTGTCTTCTGTGTCGGCATAGCGATGTGTGATGCGGATGCTGTCGGCAATCACATCGACGATTGCAGAGGATGGGCGCTGGTAAATGCCAATAACGGACGGAGTGCCACCTTCAATGCGGTAAAGCCTGTAATTTCCCTCGTGGCTGTCAATCATGTAGCGACCATCAATAACAATCTTTCCGTCAGCGAGCTGCGGTACAGGCAGGGATTTCAGGTACATGTCATAACGTTCACGCACGCGAACGGCAAGATCACGCTCTGTGTTGAGCAGGTATTCAAGAAAGTCGTTGGCGAGAATCATTGCGGCAATCCTCTTGTTACAGATGTGCGAAGGCCTCCTGCCGCAAGGTGCAGGAAAGGCCCGGAACAGGAATTAATGGAGTTTGTTTTGCTGCTGGATGAGCTGCTGAAGCTCGCGCAGATCATCCGCCAGATAACTGAAAACAGCGGATGAGTAGAGGTTTGAAAGTTCGCAGCTACGCTCATGCAGCATATTGATGTGCATGATTTTAGCGACGCGGAATGCGCGGGAAAGTCTGCGGTTGATTTCAGTCTGGATGTGACGACGCTCCGCGATAGCGCGGTGCTGTTTGCGGTTTGCCATGGTGTGGCCTCTTTGGTTGTAAGTTTTGAAAACTCACCATCCAGAGCTGCGAAACTGTGGGTGGCGAGACGTACGGGGTTCGCAGTACCGGCAACCAAAGAACCCGGCCCGACCGAAGTCGGCCCCGTACGCCCCGCCATAATTCTGACGCGAAAAAAACGTGGCAATACAGTACGCACAAAAAAACCGCTGGCGCGGTTGTGCGCTTTGGTTGTCAGCAGGCTGCGAAACCCGGCACCCGTTTTATGAGGTGCAGCGAAAATGTAACCTGACTGATTGCGGCATGGCAAGCGGTTTTTTTGTGAGAACGGCATACTAAAAAATCCTGATACTGCTCCGGCCAGCGGTTTGCACTGGCCGGGTGTCATTACTTCACGGGAACGAACGGAACAGCGGTGTTACTGGTCATGTATTGCGGCAGCGTGCCGTTCCATTTGTTGATTGCTTCCAGCTCCATAACGCCGGGATTCTGGCGCAGAGCTTCGCCGCGTAAACGAATGGCGTCGGCTTCAGCCTGGGCTTTTGTGCGAATGGCATCGGCCTGTCCGGCAGCTTCTGCGCGCAACATGTTGGCTTCTGCTTCGCGCTGCTTGACTTCCTGTTCGCGTTGCAGGGTTTTCTGGTTTGCCGTGACTTTGGCGTTAATGCTGTCGATAACGGTTGGCGGATATTCCGGTTTACCGACATAAGAGAGGCTCATGACCTGAATACCGATGGGGGTCATCTCTTCCTGAATATCTTTAAGTGCTGAATCCAGCAGTTCAGACTTACCACCGTCGATAAACTTATCGGTGGTCATTTTGCTGGCCAGTCGGTTGAGTGCATCGGCGATCTTCTGGCGCAGGTCAGTGTCGGTAATGTCGTCCACGCCTTTGCGGTAGGTCTGAAACACCGTGGTAACTTTGGATGGATCAACTTTGTAGGCCACGCCGATGTGATAGCCGATGGTTGTGCCGTCACTCATCTGGAAGTTGAACGGCTCATCGTAACTCTTCATTTGTTTGAAGGTCGGGAAGATGTAAACCTCTGTATTCCAGCCTGTCCAGTAGCGGCCAACGCCAACCACTTCACCGACGCCTTTGTCGTCGCCCAGTTTGTTGACTTTGATGCCCACATTACCTGGCTCAACGCGATCGCAACCAACCAGCAGGATGGCGGCAAAAAGCGGGAGAATCTGAAAGAGTCTGAATTTCTTCATTGTTTGATTTCCTTGATGTACTTACTGAAAAGGCGAACAACGCCTGCCGGGTACAGCATGGCAATGAAAATTCCCAGCAATACCAGGAAGGAGCTGTCTGATGAAATCATTCGGGGGAGTAGTCCTGCATACAGAATGAGAGAGACGAGGACGCATACCAGCGCCCACATGTATGCGCGAAACCAGGTCTTTTTGTTCATATCGCGGTCCTTTACTGGTTAAGGAAAAAATCGAAAACGTTGTCGATGCGTTGCAGCGGCTCCTGCTGCATTGCTTCCGGCGTTTCTGATTCACCTGGTGACTCCAGCGTCGCGCAAAAATCCTTGATTTCATGATGGAGCGTCAGACGAATGGCAGGAGCCATGGTTCTGGCGTGCTCCAGCTCATCCAGCAGTGCCAGCACGGCAGATGGCGAGAGCATTGCGCGAAACGCCAGTAATTTTTGATGCGTTGCCATTCGTTGCAGGTCAGTCGCCAGCTCGCGTAATTCCTGGTGGTTGATGGCGCTCATGCTCTGGCTTCCTTCAGTAGCAGGTTAAACATGTGAGTAAGTGGATTGCTACACCCGAACGGCATCGGGTTTACGTGGTAAGAAGCCTGGCCTCCTGCTTTGCGAGCGCGACCACCTGTGCTGCGGTTTGTTCTGATGACTAAGCCGCCGCGCCAGAGTCGGCGTAACTCAGCATTGATGGCTGTGGTTGGGGTATTCAGTGCTGCGGCGATTTCTCCGCCGCTACAACCCGGATGGGTAGCGATGTAGTCCAGAATGGTCATCTGCGTGACTCCTGTACCTGTCGGATAAGGTTTACCCGCACCACATTCGTGGCGCAGAAGTAAGTGCCGTCAGTGAGATAGATGTGATGTGCATCCTTTTCCGAACGATGTTTGTCGATAGTGGTAATCAGTCGTTCGTCGACCTCGTATTCGCGGTCTCTGGAGGTGAAGCGAACGACAGGAAAATGCTTAATTGCCATTACACCCTCTTGGCTTTATGTCTGTATTTGAGCTTTTCTATTTCTTCTTTTTGTTCTTTTAATGTTCTTATGGCTGTGAAAACATTAAAGCCCATAAAATGTGCTCTGTTCGCTAATGTAATACTGGCACCTTTGTTAGCTATATCATCTTCAATATCAGTGAAATACTGACTGATTTCTTTTAGTGCGGCGCAAAGCTTTGCGAGATCTCGCCCCCTGTCAAAATATGCATCCTTCAGTATTTTTTGATTTGTCCTGAGCATGCTAACCTCGTGTTTATATATATGGATACCTCCGCGAGTGCGGATTGTTTTCATGTTTTCTTATTTAATCGTGTGTTTTATTTGTGCTGTTATTCTTCAGTGAAAAAACGCTCAATCTTTTTTATTGAATGAATAATTCGCATAATCCCAATAGCGCAGGCCACCGAAATAATCAGAACAAGCCATGAGATAAATATACTCATGCGATATTCCCCAGCTTATACGGTTCAATATGTTCCCCGCATTCTGCGGCACAGATCAGCTCGGAAAGTTCGTTAAGTGCATCCAGATCATCAGCGTAAAAAGCTACGTCATACAGACTTCGGATTGCTCTGGTCAATGAGTCACGGGCCGCACGTTCAGCATGAGCGCCTGATGCACTTAAGCGAAAATAAAAACGCTCAAGTGCTTTGTTAATGAGAGTTTTATATTCTTTGCCCATCACAACGCCCTTTAATCTGCTTTCTGTATTTCAGCTTCTGAATCCATACAAATAATTTCGATATAGGGTTCATCGCCATTAACCTGGCGTGCCTTTTCAGCTTCGCTAATGATTTCTCGTACGGTCTGGTACGGAAGTTCCACAAGCAGTCGCGTGCCGTTCAGATAAACGTAAGTGGCTTCGTCGGCTCCGTTTTTACCCGCCGGAGTCACTCCGTCAATAGCGGATGCACGTAATAACAGTTCACCGCGAAAATCAATAAAACGGATAAATACACCTTGTGCATGGTCTTTGGTCATAAAGCACCTGTTATAAATCAGCCTGTTTAATAAAACTTTGCCCGCGAAGCAGACGATCAACCGTGCGAAGTGCTTCGTATAATGTGAAATCCTGCCCGAACTGATTGTCGCCACTGCTTAGAGCAAAAATGCGGTTTCCGGTAAACGGATTGCGTGGGCATTTGTGGACCACGATTCCAGCTTTCTCAATCAGCCAGGCATGCTCGCCGATTTGTTTTACAGCGTGGCCATCCGGTGTTGCGTGCGTCTCGTTCAGGTTATAGCGACTGTTACTACGTGATGCACTGGTAGCGACGTGGTGTACATGGCGTTCTACGCCATTACGAAATTTGGAGTATGGATTATTAGCGTTTTTTTTCATGATGGTGCTCTGTTCATTGTTTTAGCTGTTAGTCAAAGCGTCTTTTAACATCGCCACAAGGTTTACTTCAGGCTTTTCCATTTTGGCGCGTTTGGGGCGGATAATAATTCGACCGTCAGCCAACATCTTTTTGCATGTATTAAGAGGGATACCTGTTATCTCTGCATATTTCTGCAGGGATACATAGGGGGCATTCACATTGATATTGATGGTTATACCTGACATCCCACTAGCCTCTTGATCAGGAAGATTTGTTTTGTTCTTTCTGGGTTAGTTCTAGGCCGCGAAGGAAGATCATGCGCGCCATGTTAGAGGATGAGCGTTGTTCTTTAGCTGCCATTTCATCAATGACGGCTCGCTCCTCGAGGGACAGCCGAAGTGCCAGTCTTGGACCTGTGGCGGTGTTACGCGGAATGCGTGATCTGGTATCGTGAAGAACTTGTTTCATAGTGGTATATTGTGATCATCTAATAGCTCGTGAAATCATTTTGGTATCAAAAAAGATACCTGTCAAGGTTTTTGTATGAAAAATGATATTGGTCAGCGGTTGCGTGAGGAAAGGGAAAGATTGGGACTTAGTCAAGTTGCCATGAGCGACATTGGTGGAGTCAAAAAGCTAACTCAGCTTAGATATGAGAAAGGAGATAGCTTTCCTGATGCTGCGTATTTGGCAGCGCTGTCTCGTTTTGGCCTTGATGTTCAGTATGTTGTGTTGGGAATTCACTCACCTGAAACTTATAACGATGATGAGCAGGAGTTGATTACTCGCTTTCGAGCAGCTTCGTTAGATGTGAAAAACGCGGTGATTGGGGCTTTAAAAGGTGCGATCAGTGAAAAGGAAACTCAGCCATCAGGACGTGAGTTAAATATTTCTGGTGGTAATAACCGTATCGCTGGTCGTGACTATAACGAAACTAAGGGCAGGTGATAGTAGGGAGGTGACATGGCCGTCAACTCAAACGGTTCAAACAATCGCGTTGCTGGGCGTGATTTTCACGAAAAGAATATTCAGATAGAGCGATATGATGGTTCTCATACCGTCAATATCGCAATCCCTTCGAATAATGATGATGACGATCGCCCTTTGCTTAAGGCTCAGCGTAAGGAGCTAAATAGCTTGGTTGCTGCTATTGCAGAAGCTAGCAATACTGAAGCGTTTATTATTTGGCAAAAAGTACATGCGGAGATTGGTGTAGCTGGTATTGATGATATGACAGTAAATCAATATAAAACAGCGGAGAGTTTTCTGCATGCAATGCTTGAGCGATGTAAAGATCATGATGCCTGTAAGGCTCTTGTAAGTTTATTACTACGTAACAGTGAAGACTGTGGACTTCGACAAAAACTTCTGCGGTATTGCCATATCAATTTCGGTACAGGACGTTTAAACGATCTTACTCGTTCTCAGTTACAGTCTGCATTGTCGTGGTTAGAGCAACAATCGGCATCAAGCCACACAGAGAGTTCGACCTTACCAGAAGTCCGACTTCGTGCTTCAGAATTAATCCGACTTTATCCAAAAGAAATAATATTCTTTATCTGCGTAGGGGGTTTGGTAGGCGGTGTCATTTCTAGAGCGTTTTTTAATTTGTAATCTTACTTGAGCTAAATTGAGGTAATGATATGAAAGTTAAAAAGGTTCAACTATTAGTTACTTTTTTATCTATGTTTTCTTTTTCCGCCGTCGCAATGCCTTTTAAAACCATTGAACGTGAGAGTTTCAATGGGGTGTGGCCATTTAATACTGATGAGGTTCAATTACAGTGTCTTGATGGTAATCCTTATGTAATGAATTTTGACGATAATAAGTTATATGCACTTACAGGTTTGGCTCGAATAAAAGGTAAAACATTTGGTGCGTTACCGTTAGATAACAATAATCCATTTTGGCTAGATAATGATGCCACCCCAGGGTTAAAAAAGAGTCTGGGGGATGTCACTAAGGCTGCATTTGATTTATGTGATAAGTAACTAAAATGTCGGTTCGTAAGATTCCATCAGGTAAATGGCTTTGCGAATGTTATCCCTACGGGGCATCGGGAAAACGCATTCGTAAACAGTTTGCGACAAAAAGTGAGGCGCTCTCTTATGAGCGCCGTTTAATGAATAGTAGAGTTGGAGACGAGTTTCAAGATGGTTCTGGTCCTCGTCTTTCTGAGTTGATTGCTCGTTGGTTTGAGATGTACGGTAAAACCTTGTCCTCTGGTGCAGAGCGCAAAGTCAAACTTGAGGCGATTTGTTCCAGGCTGGGAGATCCATTTGCTTCGCAGTTTGACAAAAATATGTTTGCTACTTATCGGGAAAGAAGGCTATCAGGAGAATGGAATCCCAAGGGGAAGAAAAAACTTAGTGAAGCAACCGTTAATCGCGAGCAGTCATATCTACATGCTGTTTTTGCCGAACTGAAGCGCCTTGGGGAGTGGTCTGGTGAAAACCCCCTGACTGGTATTCGCAAGTTTCGTGAGGAAGAAAAGGAACTGGCGTTTCTGTATGTAGATGAGATTGAACGCCTTCTGATTGCGTGTGATGAGTCACGGAATAAAGATTTGGGGGTTGTTGTCCGTATTGGGCTTGCGACTGGTGCTCGGTGGAGTGAAGCAGAAGGATTAAAGCAATCTCAAGTACTGCCCGGTCGAATCACATTTGTTAAAACTAAAGGAAAGAAGAACCGCACTGTACCGATTTCACCTCAATTGCAGGCTATGCTTCCTAAAAAACGAGGAGCGCTATTTTCACCATGTTATGAGGCTTTTGACGCTGCAATTAAGAGAGCGAAGATCGAGCTTCCTGATGGGCAATTAACTCATGTGCTACGTCACACGTTTGCCAGTCATTTTATGATGCGGGGCGGAAATATTCTTGTGTTGCAAAAAATACTGGGGCATAGCGATATAAAAATGACTATGCGTTATGCGCATTTTGCTCCAGGTCATTTAGAGGCTGCTGTTGAATTGAACCCTTTTGACAATAGAGGGTAAAAAGTGGCGATAAAAAGTGACAATAGATTCAAATGGCGTTGTATAGAGCCATTTTCAAAGTTAATAAAATCATAAGGTTATGATTTATAAATGGTGGTTGATAGTTTTTAAAATCCCTCGGCGTTCGCGCTGTGCGGGTTCAAGTCCCGCTCCGGGTACCATGGGAAAGATAAGAATAAAATCAAAGCAATAAGCAGTGTCGTGAAACCACCTTCGGGGGGGTTTTTTTTGCCTGCAACTTGTCGTTACACCCTCCTTAATTTTTAATCACCAGCAAAGCCACTCAAAAAGTATCTCTGATACGGACCGGCATGTAAGATAGGTGCTGGCGAGTTGAGATCCACAAGGAAAAGCGTATGAAAACGGGACCGTTAAACGAAAGTGAGTTGGAATGGCTGGACGATATTCTGACCAAATACAACACTGACCACGCCATCCTTGATGTGGCGGAGCTGGACGGTTTATTGACGGCGGTGTTGAGTTCTCCGCAAGAGATTGAACCGGAACAGTGGCTGGTTGCCGTGTGGGGTGGGGCTGACTATGTGCCGCGCTGGGCGTCAGAGAAAGAGATGACGCGCTTTATGAATCTGGCTTTTCAACATATGGCCGATACCGCAGAGCGTCTGAACGAATTCCCGGAGCAGTTTGAGCCGTTATTCGGCTTGCGAGAAGTTGATGGCAGCGAGCTGACGATTGTTGAGGAGTGGTGCTTTGGCTATATGCGGGGCGTGGCACTTTCTGACTGGTCAACGTTGCCCGATTCGTTAAAACCAGCGCTGGAGGCGATTGCGCTGCACGGTACTGAGGAAAACTTCGAGCGGGTAGAAAAGATGTCGCCAGAAGCGTTTGAAGAGAGCGTAGATGCCATTCGACTGGCGGCGCTTGATCTACATGCGTACTGGATGGCGCATCCGCAGGAAAAAGCTGTTCAGCAACCGATCAAAGCAGAAGAGAAACCGGGGCGTAACGATCCTTGCCCGTGCGGTAGTGGTAAGAAATTTAAGCAGTGCTGCCTGCATTAAGAGGCCAAATTGGGTGTCAGCGTTAATTCTGGCACCCAATAAGGAATTTGAGGCTATCTGATCACCCCACTTCTGGTAACAACCCTGCCGCAATCAAAAATTGCACGCCAATCACAGCAATACCACAGAGAAACACCACCACCAGCGCCGGACGACCACCTTTGACCCGGTAACCCGCCTGAGGATTGTGCTTTCTGCTTTGCCAGGTCAACAGCGAAGGGATAATCAATGCCAGTACCGCCAGCGCCACACCGGCGTAACCCAGCGCCATCACAAATCCTCGTGGATAAAACAGTGCAAACGCCAACGGCGGCAGAAACGTAATTGCACCAGTTTGCAACCGTCCACCAACGGTATTTGAACGCTGAAATAAATCAGCCAGATAATCAAATAAGCCTAACGCAACGCCGAGAAATGACGTGGCGAGGGCTAAATCAGCAAATAAATGCACTGCCAGCTCAACATGCGGAGAGGCCACCATTTCGCGTAACGCCTGTAACAGCCCGTTTAATCCAGCATGATTAGCCAGCAATCCCATAAAGGTTGTTGAATCAATGCTGCCAAGCGTCGCCACCTGCCAGAAAATATATGCCACCAGGGGGATCGCACTACCGATTATAAACACCCAGCGTAGCTTACGAATGTTGCCATCCATATAGCTGACAATACTCGGCACGCTACCGTGAAAACCAAACGACGTAAAAATCACCGGGATTGCAGACAGAGCCAGCCCCTGTTGCAACGGCAGGGTTAAAAGATTCACTTTGTGAATATGCGGCAGCAGTAGTACCAGCATTACCACCAGAAAAATAATTTTGGCGCTGAACAGAAAACGGTTAAATAAATCGACCAGTGAAGTTCCAACACAAACCACGCCACCGGCAACAAAAGTGAACAACAGCACGCCAGCGGTTGCCGACATAGAAATACCTGTCCAGTCGCTGATGCTGGAGGCCAACAATTCACCGGCACCGCTGATGTATGCCGCAGTCAGAGCATACATTAAGAACATCATACTGAAGCCCGTCAGCCATTGACCGTAGCGTCCCAGATAGCGTTTTGCCAGCGTGCCCAGACCGGTATCTGCCGGAACATGCTGGTACACCTCCAGCAGTAATAGCGCCGTGTAGCACATCAACGCCCAAAGCCCAATCAACAAGATTAACGTAACGCTAAAACCAACACCGGCCGCAGCCAGCGGCATTGCCAGCATGCCTGCGCCAATTGTGGTTCCCGCCACGATAAAAACACTTCCCAGGGTTCTGTTTTTCACGCTTTCTTCTGTCCTGACGATCTTTATGAGTGATATCTGCGGCGCAGGTTAAGGCATAACGGCTGCTTCGTCAAACCGACGTTACATATGGTGTAAATATAAATGTACAATAAAAAGCATTCAGTCCTGCGCTGGCGCAAAGTCTTCATAAGCGGCAATCGCTACGCTAGGCTTTTTTTGAGGAGGGACGATGGACTCTATTCACGGTCATGAAGTGTTAAATATGATGATTGAATCAGGCGAGCAATATACGCATGCCAGTCTGGAAGCTGCGATTAAAGCGCGTTTTGGTGAACAGGCACGTTTTCACACCTGCTCGGCAGAAGGGATGACAGCGGGAGAGCTGGTAGCGTTTCTGGCAGCAAAAGGCAAATTTATACCTTCGAAAGACGGTTTTTCGACCGATCAGAGTAAGATTTGCCGTCACTGATTTGAAACGGCGGCAGTAAACCTGCCGCCGGAGAGCATTAGTTTTGTGTGTCGAGGGTAGAGAGTTCTTTGTCGATAAAATACAGACCTTCGCCGCTTTTGCCTGCCAGGCTTAATTTATCAATAATCGATTTGAACAGTTTCTCTTCTTCATGCTGCTCAGAAACATACCATTGCAGGAAATTAAATGTTGGGTAGTCCTGATTGGTCATTGCAGCATGAGCCAGTTCGTTAATTTTCTGGGTGATTAATTGTTCGTGTTTATAGGTTTCCTGGAATAATTCATCAAGTGAGGAATATTCAGCAAACGGAGATTCAACGGTATTAATACGCGGTAAATTGCCGGTATCAGTCAGGTAATCAAACAGACGCTGCATATGCGTCATCTCTTCCTGGGCGTGACGGCGCAGGAACGCGGCAGCACCTTCGAAGGTATGATAGCTGCACCAGGCGCTCATTTGCTGATAAAGCAGTGAAGAGTACAGTTCCAGGTTCATCTGCTCATTAAGTTTTTCAATCATTTCTGGTTTCAGCATGATAGTGCTCCACAAAGGTTATATTTGTTGCTGTGGCGTCACTATAATTTGTTATTTTATTATTTGCAAAAGGTAAAATATAAACTTCAATTATTAAAAATACGAATGGGAATAAAACGCATTACCGCTATTTCTTTAATCAGCGAAGATCCCCTCGCTGATTAAAATATTTAGAGAAAGACAGGGAAGGCGGAATGATGGCACTGATATGACAAAGTGAATTCCGTATTCAAACATAAGGAACCCGCAAAAAGGCTACAGTTGCCTACTGGCTGACCAAAGGGGACCGCGTGGGTATAGCCTTCCTGCTGGCATGCGCGATCGGCGATCCCGCGACTGACATAACGATCGGTATGGGCATGCTGCAAAAAAGCCTGGTCATAAACCAACCGTACAATACCTGTTGCCGCGTCAACTTCGCTCACATGGGCCTGGCGAGTAACCGTACACCCCGCCAGCGTTATTAATGAAAGAGTCAGAATCAGAAGTCTCATGGTCCAGCCAGAAGAGTAAGAGAAAGCACTATTTTACGCGTTACAGCGCTGCGACAATGGCCGGAAAAGACGCCTGGCAGGCGCTATTTCTTGCCATCTGTAGGTGTCAGAAATGGGGGGGGGGGGGGTTTTTCTTTTTTATAAAATTAAAGG